TGCAACCTTGTATCTTCAGGGTTGACACTAAGACCTTCTAATATTTGTGTTGATTCAGGGAATTGTTCTCGTAAGGTATTTACTATATTTTCTGAAGGGTCTTCAGCTATTGTAGCTGCTGCTCCACCAGTTGTTAGAAAACCTGCTACCTTTGCAGCTTTACGACCTTTAGCACCTAATAGATTTGATGCTTGTTTTAAACCTGAGTTAAGAAACTTATTACCTTTAGCTAATGTGTGTGCTCCTCTTGTTGCTTTAAGTATACCTGTTGCAGGTACAAAGTAAGAAGCAATATTACCTATAGCTCCTTCAGCAGTTCCATATACACCATCACCATGATAAGGGTCAAATAATTCATCTGAAAATTCTTTTATACTTTCAGGTACATATTCTCCCATTCTATCTGACACAACTGAAAAATTATCTGAAATCTTTTTAGTTAAATTAGGTGCTACATCTGCAGAAAAACTTGCAATGTCTCTACCTGCTTCACCAAATGCTCTACCTGCTACTCTTATAGGTGCATCTATAATACCTAAACCAGTTATCTCTGTAGCTTTAGCTTTTTCTTCTTGAGTTAAACCTGAGTATTCATTATAAGTTTCTTTAAATTCAATAGGGTCAAAACCTTGTTCTTCAATAAGTTGTTTAGCTTTACTAGAATCTAAAGCTCCCTTGTTTTGCAGGTCTTCAATTTTTTCTGCAGTTTCTCTGAATGATTGTGAGTCAATACTAATTGCCATAACACTATTCTATCTCATCTAATATTTGTGATACAGTTTTTTGTTCTTTAGTTGCAGGAACTAAACCACCTTCTTTTAATTTTTCAAGACCACCTATACCTAACAGATTAACTTCATCAATTAATAAATTATTAAATACTGTCTCTTTATCTGTTCCTCGTAGTTTACCTTGATTATTTAATTGTTTAAATTTTTCTAATGCATTTTCTGTAGTAATTTTAGTTATATCTGTTATACTTTTTTGACCTTCAGTTGTTTCTAATAAAGAATTAGCATCTAATGCTAGTTGGTCAGAACCTGATAATTTTCCTTTAACTATATCAGTAATTCTTTTAACATCACCTACAATAGATAAACCTAAATCACCTGCTTTTTGAATAGCAGCTTTGTAGTCAGCATCAGTTTTAAGAATCTCAAGAACATCTTTATCAACTACACTTTCAGCAGTAATTTGTTTTAATGTTTCATCTAATTTTTCTTTTCTGGCTTTTCTATCTACATCTTTAAAGTCTTTAGCAGCTTCTAAAAATCCTGGAGCAGCCTTAGAAGCAGCAGAACCTACTGCAGCTAATGTACCTCTACTTGGGTCAGCAGCTAATATATCACCACCTAATTGTGCCATATTCATATAAGCCTTAAGTTTAGCTGCAGATTTATCTTCTTCAATTTGTTTTTGCCTTTCTTCATCACCCATAACTAATTCTAATTCATCTGCTCTTAATGACCTAGCTTTAGCTCTTTGTAATAAGTTCTCAATTTCTGCACTTGTTATATCTCCATAAGTAAAAGAATCTGGAATATTAAATATTGTTCCACCAGGAGCTTTTTTAACAACACTATTAAGACCCTTTGTAGATGATACTGAAGTTTTATTTATTAAATCCATTAACATTTTTTTATACATGGTGTTTTCTTTTTTAGATATTTTCTTTGTAGGTGAACCACCATCTTTCATAAAACCCATTTTGTTTCTTACTTCTGTAGGAAGTTTAGATAAACCTTCATTGTCTTTAGGAACTTCTTTTAATGTTCCACCATCTTTAAATAAAGTTTTAGCTGCACCTGCTAAACCTAAAGCACCTGTACCTGCACCAATAAGTTGTTGACCTAATGAAGGTGTAGGTAGAATTGATTGTTGAGTTTGTGTGGTTGTTGGGTTAAGAGGAAATCCACGAATGATAGATTGATATTGTTGTAGACTTGCTTCAGGATATTGCTGCTGCTCTCTAAACTCTTGGAATCCTAAGTCTAATGCTTTTTGTGTTTGCTGTCTGTCTTGCTCACCTATACCTGCAAGTGCACCTAGTTCTTTAAATGCAAGACCTTGTTGTTGTGGTACAATGTTAGCATACTGTTGACCACCTGCAAGTTGCCTTTGCTTTTGTGATTCAAAGGCTCTCTGTGCTTCTGTAAAGGCAGCTTGTTGACCTCTAGTCTGTATATCACCTAGCTGTTGTTGTAAGTTTCTATTAGCTTCAGCTTCTAATATAGCTTGTCTTGAACCACCAAATGAACCCTGTGCACCTATAGCTTCTGCAGCTATTTTTTGTTGCATAGGTTCAGCAGCACGTTGTGCTTCTCTCTTTTCTATATCAACTACATTCTGCATATAAGGAGACATACCACTTGCAATGTCTGAAGCTGTAGCTGCTCCTGTACCTGCAGCAGTTAAACCTTTAGCTACATCAAAACCTGGTTGCGAAGAACCTACTAATGATTTAATACCTTCTTGAGCAGCTCGTTCTTCAGTTGTAAAAGGTGCAATACGAGGACCAGGGTATAAAGGATAACCTGCAGCCAGTCTTGATTCTTCCTGTGCTTGTGCTTTAGAAAGTATATCAGTAATATAAGGTCTAAGTTCTGGAGGAAACTCTGCTTTTTCCACAACAGTAGATGTAGCAGCAGGAGCTGGTGCAGACCCACCACCTGAACCATACATTTTTAAACCAGTCTTACTATTAATTGTACCTGAACCACCAACTGATTTTAATAACTTTGCTTCATATGAATTAATATGTGCAAGTTCAGTATCACCATCTTCACCCTGTGCTGCAATATCACAAGCAAGAGTTTCTAATAACCAAACTTTATATTTAATTGGTAATAGTTTTTGTACTATAAAACTAGAAATACGTTTCAAAACAGACATAACTTTCCTTATATTTAACATGTTTACTAAAAATTTTTCTCCATCCAGGTCTACCCATAACTTCAACACCAGAGCATCCTTGTTCTTTTGCAGATTCCATAATGGTTTTTATACCCATACCTGCCCACTTATTCATATTCTTACCACCACAGAGCACAACAGTCATCATAGTCTTAGCAGGATAGATTGCTTTTTGTGTAACAATAACTGCTTCAATATCTTTTACTGATTTAAACACAACAAACAATTGCATCATACCAGTCTTTAAAAGATATTTAGTGGTATCTACTGTATGTCTACCACCTGAATAACTTACTGCTTTTTTAATTAATGGTTCAATTTGTTTCCAAAAAATGTCAACCCCTACAGGTTGAACAGGGACTACTTTCATACTAACCTATTTCGTTGATTTGTCTTTCTCTCCCCATTGATTTCTTTCTAACAGCAGTCATAAATTTATCTAAAGTTTCTGCTCCTGCATTTGATGAGCCATTACCTAGAGCAGATACTACATCTGCAGGTAATACATATTCATCTCTACTTAACAATGCAGGTTGTTCTCCTTCAATACTAAATGGTATTTCATCTGACATACCATCACCTTTACCTTTTACCATTCCTTCAAAGTAAACTTCTCCATCACTTACATCTGCTAGTTCTTCAGCTTTTTCAGTAATAGCTTCTAATGCATCTTGTATACCACCACCTTCATTTAATCCCATACTACTTATATAATCAGGATTATAATATTGTATAGGTGCACCAGAACCTGTAGCTGCAGCAGTTATTTGTGAAGTTGTTAATGGATTCGTACTTCTTGAATATTGTGGGTTTCTATTAAGTTGTGTCTTACCAAAACCAGACTCAATTTCTGCAGCTTCTTTAACTTGTTCAGGTATTGCTTGTGATTGTAACTGTAAAGCTGAATCTGCATATGTTGAGCCTAAAGTTCTTCCCACAGCTCCACCTAATTTTACAGGGTCATTTAATGTTTCTAAAGCAGATGAACCAAGGTTACTTAATGCTTTTGTAGGGTCAGTAGCTAATGAAGTAAGACCACTCCCTATCTTATCTAAACCTCCTTTTAAACCACCTGCAATCTTTTGACCTAATGTAGGGTCAAGTGAACTTGTTATATTTTTTGCACCTATATTTTCTAATATTGCAGAACTTGCTTCTGCAGTATTAGGTAATGCACCACTTACTAGATTAGAACCTGCCTCAGCTCCTACTGTAGTTGCATTTGTTCCAACAGTCTGACCTGCTGTATCACCTAAACTTCCTAAAGCTCCACCTAATTTTTCACCTAATTTACCACCTGCATATGTTGTAAATCCTGCTAAAGCAATATCACCAAAATCGCCACCTTTAGATGCAGTATTAGCCATAGAATAAGTAACACCACCTGCTGGTCCAAAAGCAGCAGTCGCAAGGGCAGGACCTACATAGTCTCTAAAAAATCCACCAATGTTAAATGCTTCAGGTAAACCTGTATCAGGATTACGAGTTAGTTTGCCTAAAGAAGATAAACCTTTAACTTCCATAGGTGACATATGTACTAATTCAGAGTCACCATAACGACCCTGCATCTTCATAAGATTACTTATACCTGAGAGTGGTGGTGAAGTCCTGACGTTTTGCATTATGCTATATACCTTTTCATTATATCATTTATATTATAACTTGTTTGTGGCTGATTTACAAGGGAATTTATTCCTGTTCTTTCATTAATACCTTGCCTTTGTCTTAATGAGTCTATTATTCTTTGTTGTTTAATATACTCAGAATCATCTGGAGTTGCATCTCTAGTTATATTTTCTGTATACTTTACATCAGGTAAAGGTTTATAATAACCTGTTGCCTGTGGTAAAGATGTACCTCCCCCTCCAGGTCCTCTCTCTACATAAACTCCTGAAGGTATACCTGTTCCTCTACCATCTCCAGTTGTTTGAGATAATCCTGTAGGCATACTACCTACTACTCTTGAAGGTCCTGGTTGAGTATATGGATTTATTTGTAAGGGAGTATATTGATAACCACCTGGTCTTGTTTTATTTAAAGTTTCATTAACTGTTAATTCATTTAATAATTTTTCACGTTCAGCAATTGTATTTGCTAAGTTATTTGCTTGTGGAGTTGCTTTTAAACCACTACCAGCTTCAGTATATTTTAAAAGAAGTTCTTCAGGAGTAGCTTGATAATTACCTTTTGTTTGTACTGGTTGAGAATAACTTTCATTAACAACAGGCTGCTCTACCTCTTGTTGAGGTATTCTTTTAAGTAAATCTTCATACAACATACGTTGTCCACCAGCACCCATATTATCTCCTAATGAAAGTCTACCCAAGCACTTCCAGTATATCCCTGGAATTTTGAAGTAGCTTCGTTAAATCTAATGTCACCTAATTGTGGATTAGGGACAATGTTAGTATTAGTTACTCTTGCAACTCTAATTGATTCTCTTGCTTGTTGCTCAATAAGCTGAGAAGTTAATTCATTAATTAAAGAATCTGCCCATTGCCTTACAACATCAAATGCAATTTTTTGTTTCTCATCTGTTAGTTGATTAAAAGTATCTCTAAGTTCAGGATATATAATTGCTTTTCGTGTAGCCATTATCTCATACCATCTTTACCAATATCTAAACGTATCGTACCATACTGCCATTTAGTCCCAGACGTAGAAGTACCCACCCTTATCTTCGCTTGTCTTCCCCTTGCCCTCATTGAAACTTTTTCAGTTGTAGCACTAACATCAAAAGGTCCTTTCAATATTGCTTGTGTAGCATTAGGATATTGTTTGGTTGTTAATTGTAAATTAATCTTACCAGAAGTTCCTTCAGTTTCATTTTGTATATTTATATCTGGGACCATCCTGTCAATAAACATTACATCATTACCTTCAGCCATATCAAAATCACTTGACTCTAAGAATGATTCTATTTTACTACCATTAGCAGTATAAATTCCTTCAGGTTCATTATCATATAAATAAGAAAACGTAGTGCTTGATTCAACTCCATTAGTAATTGTATTACCAAATACTCCTTTATCTTCAAAGGTAGTAAAGTGAGTATCTCCATAAACCCAATAGTTTTCATTAGGATTATAAGTTACATACTTATCACATTCAGTTGAACTTGCTGAAGGATATAACCAAGTTACTTCTTTAAATTGTGAATTAACTCCTGCATATATCTTATCAGCTTGGTCAAGATTAATATCATCAAAAACAAATCTTCTTACAGTACAAGGTAAGTTTTTAACTGTACCATCAAATACATAAAAGTTTGCACTACCCATCCAGTAAACTCTACCATCAAAGTCAACTGCTGAATGAGCACCTGCTGCACCACAGTTTGTACCTATCTCATTAAAACCAAAAGTAAAAGGTGGTCCAATAAATTGCATAGTATGTGCAGAGTTATCTGTAAGAATAATAATATTATTTCTACTTCTAGCTGCAGTTCTAATTGAATTACCTGAACCTAAAATAACTTCACCTGATGTAGAACTTACTGAAGGTGTCCAGTTATTAAAATCATTTTGATTAGACCATCTAACTAACATAGGATTAAAAGAACCACTTGTTTGTTCATTTGTACCTAAACAAATAAGGTGTCTATCCTCTTGTGAAACAATTAAACTATTGCTTGTGTTAGGAGCTGCTGATACTTCTATTGCTCTACTATTTATACCTGTTGAAGTTTCCCAATAATAAACTCTACCACCTCTAACTCCTGCAATTAAATCTTCCCCCCATGTATCAAGTTTCCATTGTCTTGCTAAAATACTTATATCTGAAGTTGCTCTTGCAGTACCATATGTACTTTGTCCATAGTAACCTGCATTCCAACCTAAACCTACAACTTGTTCACTTGTTCCTGTAGGTAATAAAAAATTAACTGTTACAGTTCCTGCAGCAGCTTGACTAGATGCAGCAGTTGTTGATGTAAGTATTTCAAATGAATTACTATTAACTGAACTTACTGCAAAACTACTACCACTTGTAAAGAATACATTACCACCTATTGTTGCAGCCATTGAAGTAAACTCTACAAAGTCTCCAGTCTCAACTGTATTTGCTACAGAACAAATAACTTTCATACTACCTGATGTAGTAGTCAGTTTATTAGTAGCAGTAACAGTAGAAACAATTGGAGTAATATCATAATTGACACCACCAAAATAAGTATAGAGTTTAGATTCAGTTGCAAAAGCTGCTCTCTTTAATGTGTCATTATCTTCCCAACTAATTAAATCTCTTGATGTTCCTATAAAAGCATCAGTAACTTTAAAGTTCCAACCTCCTATATTCTCAGGTTTACCTGCTCTAAATCTAACTCTATTGCCATCATACCATTTACCTTGTTCAGCATATTGAGTTGACTCTCTATGAAACCCTGGAGCAAAGTCAAGTTTTAAAAGTTGGAGTCTAGTCTCTGTTGACATAGTTTCTCCTTACGAAAGATTTAATATACTAGCACAATCTATTGAAGATACTTCTCTTACTTTATAAACTATAATATCTTTTGCAGCAGCAGCAGTTGAAAGAGTAGGTGCTGTACCTCCTGAAAAGTTATAAGAAGCTCCATAAGATAATGTTCTACTACCTGTACCATCTTGTGTTATTGTTATTGTACCTGACTGACCTACCTTGCCATTAACTGCTCCTGCTAGTGTAGCATTTGTTCCTAGTGTAATTGCAAAGTTATTACCATTTGAAAAATCTACATTCATTGAAGTTGCACTTGCAATTGAAACTTCAGGAGTTCCTACTGCACCTGAAAAAGTTGCTGATGAAGCTGCTGATACTTCAGCAGTAAATACTGCCTTACCTGATTGTGTAGTAGTTGAAGTAAATGTATTTGTTCCTGAAGTAATAACAGTACCACTAAATACTTTATTAGAACTAATAGTTGAAGAAGTTGAAGTAGGTATGTATCTAATATCTGCACTTGATACTGGAATTAAATTAGCATCTGCAGTACCAAAGTTTAATGTAGAAGCTGTACCTAAACCTAATCCAGTTGTATCTACAGCATCTGTTACTGTTACTCCATTACATATAACTCCAGTTGTACCACCTTGAGTAATAGCCTTACCACTATTACCACTTGTTTTTAATGTAACTGAATATGAACCTGATGTACTATTTTTTACAAAATATATTTTAGAAACTGCAGGAATTGTAATTGCAACATTACTTGTTAATGTTCCTTGTAATTCAAGTATAGCACTTCTTGCTTGGTCAGCAGAACCATTACTAGAACTTAAAGTTATATCTGCACTACTACAAGATACAATAGTATATCCTGCAATAGCACTATCTACTAAGTCAATTACATTTGCATTAAGTACAGTACCCCAACTTCCTGAGTTGGAACCATTATCTTGTTTCTCAAGTCTTATACTTGAAGTAAAAGTTGCCATTTATTTCCCCTAAGTTGTTGGTGCTTCACCAAAATTATATAGAATACCACTTCCAATTGTAGTTGTAACTGTTCCATCTGTTGCAGTTACTGGTACAGAAACTACATGTAAATCTTTTAATGCACCTACTGAAGTTACAGCAGATACTGCAGTTTTCATTTCTGCAGCTTTAGTTCTTACACCTGCTCTATAAGTTTTCCAAGCATCAGTCATAGATACTCCAGTTTCATATTGTCTTACTGCCATCCAATCAGAAGACTGTAATTCATTATATGCACGATTATCAATATTTTCTTTATACTGTGTAATTAAACCTTTAGAAATCATAGTAGTTCCATCTCTATTTTTTAAAACTACACCATCCTCATCAGTTACAGTTACATCAGCTATTTTATGTGGAGTTGAATTTATTGTTTCAGTTACAACTCCATCACTATAACTATAACTTGAAGCACCATTTTTATAAAATCTATTATCAGCAGGTGATGCTTGAGTCACTGGATAAATACCTAATGTTTGTAATTCTCCTTTTGTCCAATTATTAAAAATACTTGCAGGATGCTGAACACCATTTATAGTCATAGCTTTCGCACTCCCAAAGACTTCAATAACTTGGTCAGCTTTTACTAATGCCCACATTATCTTTTTCCTTTCATGTTATTTAAATTTATATTATATATTAAAATCATTTTAGATACAACCTTATCTTGCAGTTACTGGAGATACACCATCACCAATAAAGGGTGCTTCAGCAAATGCCATATAAATATATATTCCACCACTTGCATTTATATTATCTCCATCACTTCCTGCACCTCTTATTTTAAAACCATTACTCAACAAGTCTATTGCCATATTTGCATCATCATCTTCTGCTGCACTTAAATTTGCTTTTAAAACATTATCAGCAGGATTAAATATATTTCTTCTGTTATCTAAAATACACCAATGATAACCAGCACTATCTATTCGTTTAATCATAAGCCAAGCTGGTTTAAAATTGGTTTGAATAAAAGGTCCATTAGCATTACCATTTCCAGAGTAGCTACTAAATTTACTAAAACCATCAACCCCATGCCAACAGTAGGCAATATAATTAGCACTACCTGCTGTTGCAGAATTATTTCGTAAAGCAAAAGTTGTAGCAGTTGGTGCTTCTGGATATATTGCAGTTGCTCCAAATTCAGTATTAAAAGCTGCATTTGCAGCATCTGAGTTTAAGACCATACTATACCCACCATTTGAAGCATCATAAGCTGACTTATGAAAAAGAAGCCAATCTCCAGTTGCACCTTTATTTTTAAAAAAAAACCATTCAGGTGCTTGTGTAAGTCCATGACCATAAGTAATTGTAGTACCTCCACTTGGAGTTGTAAATTCAACAATACTAAACCCAGCAGTTGTATTAGCTTGAACTGTACTGGTATTTGAGCCTTCAGTATTACTTGCAGTTGTTCCTTTGTTTGCTACCCAGTTCCAAGCAACATGACTTTCTGATGCTTCATTTAATCCTGTAAAATCTTCTGCTGAAAAACCACCTCTTAAAAACTTTTGTAATGAATCTGCATTAGTGCTTTCTGCATTATTACCATTTGAATATAATGTTAATAATGGACCTCTTGATGAATCATAAAGTTGATGTCCTCTATTACCATTATCTCTGTTTTTTGCCCAAACAAGACTACTGATACCTTTATCTGTGGCTGGAAAGTTGTCCTGTTTTAAAGCCACAAAACCAGTTGGTGGAGTGTATGAAAAACTTTTTTGACCAAAGTTCCAAGTAGAAACATGACCACTATGTGATACAGTTCCTAAAATAAAATTACCACTTGGTTTATTATAATTTGAACCATTTAATCCAGTTACAGCAGAATTTGTTGTCGTACCAGCAGCTATCTCACTTGCAGTTGCTGAATTTTGCCAAGTTCCATTTTTAGAAAACCAGACAGTGCCAGTATTAGCATCTAATGCAATTCCTATTATATCTCCAGAAGTATAAGTTGCTCCATAAGTTTGATTAATAGCATCTTCTCTATCAACATTTCCAGTATCATCTCTATATCCCACACCACCATTTTTAAAAACTGGATTATCATTACCAACTACTGATAAATATTGGTCTTCACTCCAAACACATACAAACATTAACTGACTTCCTCTTGTATTTACTGTGCATTCTGCATAAAACTTTCCACTATTAACACCTTTTTGTGAGGCAATACCATAACTTTGTGAACCTCCACTATATGTTGATTTTAAATTACCTTCAGATAAAGTTATGTTAGGACCTTTTCGTAAAGTATTTAAAGTTGTAAAATTTTGAGTAGGACTATCTGTAGTCTGGTCTGTACTTGCTAAATTTGTAGCAGTCATATCATTACCATTACCACTGGTATCATCTCCAAATGCACTGGAATCAGCAAAGGTTAGTCTTACTCCATTTGTTCCATAAGTAACACCTGTTATAGTTTTTGGAATCCAACGACCAGTTGATGTGTCAGTTTGTCCAAAGGTTGATGGTGTTAAAGCAGTTCCATCAACTAAATTAAATTCTGCTATATAGCCATCTAAATATCGTGAACTATTATGAGGATAATAACCTACAGCTTGTTTTACTGATGTTTGATTTGTTCCATAAGTTGCACTACTGCCAGGATAAGTTGTACTACTTAAAGAAGTTATTTGTGTTCCATCAACATATAATTTAACACGATTAGATGATGTACCTTGTGTTGTATCAACAGCAACGAGAATGTGGTAAAATTTTGATGTATCTTCAAATGTACGATTAGTTGCTAGGTTTAAAGTAAAATTTCCACTACTATCAAAACCATGTATTAAAATTGTATTATCACTATTATAAATTATACTAAATATATTAATTGCACTTCCACCAGGAGCATTATCAAAAAGAGAATATTGTGTTCCTAATTTTCCAGGTTTATACCAAAGACTAATTGTAAAAGTTGTACCACTTCCATTTGAACTAGGTGTTCTTTCTAATTTAGCACTATCTCCAGTATTAAATATAACACTATTAGCAATAGATGGATTTGCAGTAAATGGTACAAAACGACCTACTCGTTGCCCACCACCATTACCTTCGTAAATCACAGTGTTAAAATATTCTTCGCCTTGTATAATTGTAGGTGTACCCATATTAACTTCCTAAGTTTGTTGTGTTCAATGCTAAGAAACCAGTTGGAACTGTATTGTTAAAACCAGTACCACTGCCAATAGATTTATCTGCACCAAAAAATGCATGTAGAACAGCAGTACCAAGTGAAGCTGAAGTACCTGTAAAGTGCATGTTTGCTCTATAACTTCTTAACTGTAAATCTGATAAAGATGGGTTAGAACCTGTTGCAGGATTACCACTATTGTAATAAGTTCCATTTTTACCAACCCATAAATTAGTACCATCTCTTGCAAAATTAATAACATCACCTGCAGATATACTTCCTCCAACATTATAAATGGAATTACCCATACCTGAAAGCTGACAAGAGTTTCCTGCATTACCTAAAACAAGATAAATTTCAGGGTCAGTTGCTGAATCAGTTAAATTAACTCCTGCATATGTTGTTTGAACCATTGCTGCATTAAAATCATCTCTCATAAGTCCTATTCTCATTATTTGATTAAGAAGTACTTGATTAGAGTCAGAAACAAACTTTATTTCAAAATACCATTTACCTGTAGGTGGCATTGCAAGAGTAGAAAATAAATGATTAGTATAATTTGCTCCATTCCATGAAATATCTAAATTACCATTACTTGCAGTCCAATTAGGAGTAGTATTAGTATCAAGAAGATTCATTACTGCATGATTATTTGTAGGTGAGTCAGCCATTTGGTCAGCAGAAGTTAAACCACTTGAGGCAAAATTATTTCCATTACCTGAACTATCTGCGCCTAACGAACTTGCATCAGCACCTTTAATATAAAATCCATTTGTACCATAACTACCACTATATTCTTTAGGCACCCAGATTCCGTTTTCATTGGTTTCGCCAAAATAACTTGAGTCTAAAGCCAAGCCATCTAAAAATTGAACTTCAGCAAAATAACCATCAAATGACCTAATACCTAAAGACACTCCTACCCCATGTTCACTTGCAGTGTTATAATTTGATGCAGTATTTTGAGAAGGATAAGTTTCAGTAGAAAAACTAGTTTCTCTAGCACCATTTACATAAATTCGCATTCTTTCACTAGCTATAGCTTTAGTTGTGTCCATAACACAAACAATATGATACCAAGCAGAAGGGTCTCTAAATAATCTAGTTGTTACTAATTGCATATTAAAAGCACCACCATTTATATTATAAAAATGAAGAGAGTCTTGTACTCCATATCCACTTGAATCTATTCGTATTTCTCCATAATTGTTACCACTTGACCCTCCAGAAAATATAGCTAATCCTTGACTGCTATCACCTAAACCAGCACCAGTGTTACCTCGCTTAAACCAACAAGAAAATGTAAATGTTTCCTCAGTTCCTGCTGAACTAAATGTTCTTTGTAATTTCGGTGAATCATCATCATTAAACCTAATTGATTGGTCTATGGAATATACACTACCCCCTGCTTGAGAAGCTGCTCCCATTAATAAATTATTTTGAAATACTGCCATTAAGCCTTCCTATTTTTAGTTTTCTTTTTTTGTTGCTCAATAAATTTTCTATAAATCATTGCTGCTTTATCTTTACCTGCAACTTTTGCTCTTTGTTCCATTGCAATTGCTGCTTGTGTTTTATGGTTATGTTTACGAGTAGAATTTTTTATCTTTCGTATTGACCTTTTTGCATCTGCTTCAGTTGCAAACTTTAAACCATGTATTGTACCCTTTGGGTCTTCATCAGTATATAAGTCTGAATGTTTTTTACTTTTAGCAAGTTGACCTTTTTTTCTAGGTATTCTTCTAACCACTAAGATGTACTTACATTTAAAGTTGCTATTGCATGTACGTTTGCAGAAGCAAAAACTATATAATCAATTCTATCTGTTTGCCCTGCAGTTGTTGTTAATGTTGGAGCAGTTGCTCCTGGAAATTTATAATTAGCTGCAAAAGATAATGTTCTACTTCCTGTGCCATCTTGTATTACAAAGATACTTCCTGTCTGTCCTGCTACACAATTTGTTGGATTAGATAATGTTCTATTACCACCTAACTGAACTGCAAAATTTTGACCTGCATTTAAATCTACTGCTATATTTGTACCATCAGTTAAACTTACAATGTCAGCAACTGCTGCTGTACCTATATGTAATTGTTTACCTAATAATGTATCAACACCAATTGCTACTGCACTTGTATATACATCAGTAGCAGATAAGATACCTGTTAATGTACCACCTGATAATGGTAACCTTGCAGCTACATCAACTTTATTTACTGAGGTTAATGCTGATACTGCAGCAATTACTGTATTACTATTTGCAATAGACGTAGCCATTGTTGCAGATACTGCCTGTAATTCTGCATCTGTAGCAAACCCTGTACCATCACCTATTACTGAATTAATTGAAGTTATCTTTGCAAGATTAACTCCAGTCAGAACTGACACTGCAGCTATGACTGTGTTGCTATTTGCTATAGATGTAGCCATTGTAGCAGACACTGCTTGTAGTTCAGCATCTGTTGCAAATCCAGAACCATCCCCTATTACTGAATTTATAGATGTAATCTTAGCTAAATTAACTGATGTTAAAACTGAGACTGCTGCAATAACTGTATTACTATTACCTATAGACGTGGCTAAAGCTGCTGACGTTGCTGCTAAAACTGTATTTGTATTTCCTATTGAAGTTGCAAGTGCTCCTGAAACTGTTGCTATCTTACTATTGACAGAAGTAATAGCTGCTACATTAGTTGCAACTCCTGCTTTATTTACTGACGTTAATGCTGATACTGCTGCTACAACTGAGTTTACTGAAGTTATTGCAGCTACATTGGTAGCAATGTCAGCTTTGTTTACTGAAGTTAAAGCTGATACTGCAGCAATTTGTGCACCTGTTGGTACTGCTGTTCCAGCTACAAAAACATTTGTAGATGCATAAACATTTGCAGCAGATACATTACCTGAGAATGTTGCTGCTGTACCACTAACAGGTATTGAAAATCTTGCAAGACCTTCAGGAACTACTAATCCTGTTGAAACTGAAACTGTACCAAATGATTGATTAGGATTTATAAGAACTGTACCACTTGTAGGAATAGAAGTTGAAGTTGCACCATTAACTGTAATACCTATTCCAGTACCTGCAGTTATACGTTTAACAGTTCCACCTTCTGCTGAAGGTACATTAGTTAATTGAGAACCATCTCCTGCAAACCCTGATGCTGAAACTATTCCTGTAAATGTACCTGTTGTTCCCTCAAGAACTGAACAGGCAACTGTTGTTGCTGCAAAGGTTGTAATACTTCCTGTTTGTAGTGTAGCATCACCACCTGCAATTGAAACTGAAGCTGCTTTCATTACTGAGGTATTAATAGATACTGCAGTAAATGTACCTACACTTACTGCTGATACATCTATACTTCCTGTTACTTCTAATGTTGAACATGAAACTGTTGTAGCTCCTAAAGACTCAGTAGCAACTGCACTTGTTAATGCAATACCAGTATTACTAGCAACACCATTTGCATTTGTAATTGTAATATTAGAACCTGCAGAAAATGTTCTATTATAAATGTTTGTACCTGATACAACAATATATCCTACACCACCTGAAATATCTGAGATAGCATTTATAGAAGATACTGTTGCTGTAAGGTTTACACCACCTATTGCAAAAGTTCCATTAACATTTAAAGTTGAGTTTGAAAGTTGAAGAGGAGTATTAGAATTATCTCCAGATTGAATTGTTTGTAAGTCTGTTGTAATACCTGAGTTTGCAGATACATTAACCTGCATTAATCTTTTATAGGTATTTGATATTTGTGTTCCAGTTAAATCAGGCATTGTTATTATTCACCATATTCCAAAATTTTGTTGTAGCTTCCCATTTAGTATTTTGATTTTCCCAATCAGTCATAGCTTCAGAAGGAGAAGGTCTAGGGTCTCTTATTGCAGGGTCATCTCTTACATCAGGTGCTCTATTCTGTGGATGATTCTTTTCATCATAAGCTCCATCATAATCAGTAGGACAAACTATAAGTCCATAACTATTTCTTTTCATTACACTATGAGGATATACAAATCCACATATATCACAAACTGCTAAAGACTTTTTACCTACTGCCATTATATACTACTCATACGTGGAGTAATATATAAAGATGCCCTTTCTTTATCTTCAGTCATAGCAAAAGCTAATCGTTCTTCATATTCTTTTTTTAAAAATGTTGCTCTTGCTTCAGTTATCCCTGGTCTTTTTAATGACATATAATAAGCAAGTCCAGTTGTAAGTGAAGGTAAAAATCTTCTAGGCATATCTGCATTTTGTACTGCTGACTTTGTTACGTCTTGCATGTAATCAATCTTTTCAATTTTTAATTTACTTGTATTATTATCTGATAATGCCCACATATATAACTCAACATTATCTGCAAATCTCTTAATTGCATATTGTGAAGGTCTACCTGTCTGTCCTTTATTAGGAAGAATTAAGTATTGTTCATAAGATATACGAGTTAAATTTAAATCTGTATTGTCTCTATTAATTACAACTTGCATAACGTCACTAATGTTATTACCTAAATTAATAGCAGTTGTACTTGCAGCAATACTTACAATTGTAGTATTAGTAGTCCAAAGACATACACCTCTATTTTGCCAATCATTTAAAATTAAATTAATAGAACGTCTGGCACTTCTAGGTTCTTCACCTAAAGTAATCTCGCCACCAATCATCTCAGTAGCTTCCTGTATAACATCACCTATCTCTAAGTTAAAGTTATAAGTACCTGACGTTGAATTTGTTGTCATTTATTTAACCCCTTCTTGCAGCACCATAGCCACGATAACTTTTACAGCTACCAACTCTACCACCAGATTTTAATTTTTTAATTGCACCACCTAATTTTTTTTTGTTAGCTTTTCTAGTGATTTCTTCTAATACTTTAGGGTCAAAATCTTTTTTACCTTTAACATCTGGTGGAAGTTTTTTATTTCTTTTAGCTAAATAATTTGTAATTTTTCCAGTTTCTTTTTGCAAACTTTTAATAGAACCAAAATCTCTTAGTAATCCTCTTTGTTCTAATTTTTCAGCTTCAGTTAAATTCTTTTTTCTATTTAATTCCATTAATCTTTTTTTACTTCTTTGTTTTAAAGTTAATTGTTTAGATAGTTTTTTAGAAGAACCACTAGCTGAAGATGCAGTTTTATTAGGCAGTCCAGTAAACTTTGGCAAACCTTTTGTATTACTACTTTGAGATGTAAAATCTTTAGGACCTAAAGTATTTTTCAAAGCATCAGCTTCTCTACTTCCAGATTTAATGCCTGGAATTGAACCTGGTTTTAATTTTTTTAATTCAGCTATAACTGCAGGGTCATTTTTTGCAGTTACAATTGATTCTTTTTCAAGTTTATCTTTTTTCTTTTTAAGTTTATTAGCTTTTTTTGAAGCAGCTTTAAACATTGCTTCTGTAACTTTACCTACACCTTTTATAATCATATACTTCTCCTTTATTAATTAATAGGTTTTCTAGCTTTACCATAACCAAGAGTGCTACGAAGTGTACGCCCTGTTTTTCTTTTTACAATATTCATACCATCACCTGCTTCATCTTGAAGTTTTAAAAGTTGTTTACTAATTCCTTCTGATGTAAAATCTTTTGCAGTAGGTTGTTGTCTAGGAGTTATTCTATTAAGCATATTTACTTCTCTCTTCCTACCTCTCATTCTATCTGTTAAATCAAATAAAGGTTTTCTTGGTCTATCTTTATTTGCTTGTATTTTCTTTAACTTAGCTGGAGGAGTCACATCTTTTTTATAAACTTTTTTTAAAACATCTCTAATTTCTTTTTTAGTTTTACCTGCAAAGTCTTTTAATTTTCCCATAGATTTTATAACATCATCTTTTTCTATTTTAGATAATTTATTAAATCCTATTGTAACATATTTTTTAGCTGCTTTTACTGCTTCTGCTTTAGACATTATTTACTCCTTTTGTTTAGGGTACCACCCATATATTTTTTAATAGCTTTTTCATTTTCTTTTTCTTTACGTTTTATACTAGCTAATTCTTTTTTAGAATATAATTCAGCAGAACCAGCTTTAGTTGGTTTTAAAAGTTCATATGCAAAAGTTGTAGCAGGAGTTATATAAGAAGCTATTTCTGTAATATCTCCACCATAATTATCCATAAATTTTGAACCATCTTTTTTTAATTTCTTAATAGTTTTTTTTATATTATTTTTAGATACTACACTACGTCTATTTTTTCTACCTTTAGCACCAGGTTTATTTATCTGTTGAGATATATCACTTCTCATTATTGCCATTACGTTTTATCCTTATACAAACTACTAATAAATGAAGTACCATTATTTAATCTACCACCAGATTTTTTTTTAGTAGGAGGTAATCCAGTAAACTTAGACTTTTTATTTTTTACTTTAGGAGATTTTGGTAAAATTATTTTACTTAATATTTTACCTTTTACACCCATTTTTTTTGTTAAAAAACTTGCCATGTCTGAGGCTTTTTTATGTAGTTTTTTAATTTTATTTTTCGTATCAATTTTATCTTTTATTTTTCTAGTTTTATGTTTAATAGTAGATATATCGTCTTCATCTAATTTTATTCCTAAAATTTTTTTTGTTTTAACTAATTTCTTACTAGCTTGTAATCTATCAGAACCACGAATATCATGATTATTTGCTCTGTCATATTGTTTATCCATATAACCTGATAAATCTTGTTGTTTAACATTATCACCATTAATATTATATGTATCTTTTTTTAAAAATAAATCTGGTTGTACTGGTTTCTTTTTTTTTGTCATTAGTTACTCCTGTCTATAATTGTATCATCTCCACCTGCTGGACTTGATGGAGCAGTCATATCATCTCTTCTAAATCTTCTGGCTCTATTTCTTAAAATATTAATAGAAGATTGATACCTTTGTTCAAAGAGAGGAACTATCTCAAAGTTCTTCATAAAGATATAACTTTCAACTAAACATGCATTAAACAAACCATCATAACAAAAGTTTGTAAAATAATTAGAAGGTGCAGTAGAACTTAAAGTAGTAGGTCTACTAACATGCACTATCTCACCATTACTTGTTGATGCAGGTGTAGGTGCAATCATTATATTAGTATTATCTTTATGAGCATAATACTTTGGATTTCCTGTTGAAGCTGATACTGTCCAATAATCTCTTAAGTATTCATCAGTCTTCACTAATATATTTGTTCTCTCGCCATCTGTAATGACATTAAAATTCTTTACAATTCTTGTACCTGTTGGTAAGGTAACGATATTGTTTCCTGCAGAAACTGCTACTGATGTATATGATACTAAACCATAATCATCTAAGTCATCAACCATTCTTTCTTCAGCACGATTAACAATATTAGGTAAATGGTTTATAAACTCACTTGCATCATTCTCAGTTGTGTTTAAAATTTCTGTAATTAAAGTTGTATAATCTGCCATCTAACATTTCCATCTACGTCTAGCTGCACAAATTCTTTTCTTTGGAGTTTTCTTGCAACTAATGTTATGCATCTTGGCTTGTCCTGCTGAACGTGCACAAAATGATTTTCTTCTCTTTGCTCTTTTCCCTGTAGGTTTTGATTCTGTAACTGCAGTCTTTAACTTAGAACCTGGATTAGCTTTACGATAAGCAGCTACTCCTTTCTTAGTCATACCTGCACCTTTGTTAGTAGGTAAAAAATTACCTGACTTAACACTCGTTTTAATTCCCATGCCTTTAGATTTTTTTCTCTTTCTAGGCATTTATTTATCCAAAATAAATTGTAGCAAAGACACTTGGAGTTGCACTTACAACAACACCTGTATCACATCTAACACCTTCATCTGCTAGATAAGTATCTAATGAACCACCTGCTGCTATGTTTATTTTAATCCTTGAATCAGTAACTCCTGTTGACAAACCATTTTTTATTTCAAATGTACCTAGTGTATCTTTTGAATTTAAAACATTAAAACCTCTAATTCTTGTAGGAAAAGCAGCTCCAACTGCTGTTGAATCACCTGCTGAAGTTGTGATATGTCTTATTGTAGTTAAATTGGTCATTTATAATTCCTATATAAATATAAAGGGTCTCATAAGAGACCCTATTATATATGTTATTTATTTATTAACTAGCTGCTTGAGAGCCATAAAACCCTCTCCAGTCAGACACACCAAAAGAATATCTTTCTCTTGATTTAAATCTAACATTGCCAGTATCAAAGTCAGGCTCCATCTTAGTTTGTAATGGAACTCTAACAAACATCTTAGTACCATTAGGAACATCAGTTTTAATGAAATAGTCATTTACACTTGTAAATCTTCTATTTACAAAATAACCATCTGGAACTACTCCCATGTTTCTAACTGCATTAATGTCGTTGTTAGCTGTTGCAGTTCTGCCTGGTGATGCTAATATTCTATCAGCAGTAAATTTCAGGTCAGTAGGTATGTGCAATGACATAGCTTGTGCACCAATTAAAATATTTCTATCATCTTTGGTTTTGTCAATTGCAATCAAAGCAGCTTCTAATGCAGCTTCTGATAAATCAGCAGCAGCTAATAAGTTACTTTGTGTTCCACCCTCTACAACTGGGTGTGAGTTTGCAAAAAATGCTTGTCCATCACCAATAGCTGTATCACCTGCAGTAAAACCATTAACAAAAATGTTAGCAGCTTTTACTTGCTTAGTGTTTGCCATTGCTCTTGCTAGTGCTCTTGCACGAACTTTTGCGAAAGTATCATAAAGATTATCTTCCATAGCTTCTTCAGTTACTGAGAAAGCTAATGCAACTGTTTCGTGGTTGTATCTAGCAGTGAAAGATTCTTGTGCTGTATCAAATGAAACAGCAGCACCTTCAGCTTTGACTGGTGCACTTGCGAATCCTGTGAACAATACTTCTTCTTCAAAACTTCTATCTGAATTTTCAACTTCAAATAAAGGTTTATGTTCTTCATTAACATCTCCATATTCAAGTCCAAACACAGCATTTAGACCTGGGAGAAGTTCTTTAGCAATACTTGCTCTATTAATAGCCATAATTTATTTCTCCTATATTATGCTGTTGCAAATCGTTTGGTCCAGTGTTGAACAATTTCAACTTCAACTTTAGGAAATGCACCATCTGCACCTGATAATGAATTACCTGGTTCGTTAATAACATTAAGAGGTCTTAATGCTTTACTTGTTGTTGCTCTTCCTGCAGCCTTAATACCAAAGCCTGAGATACCAGTTATAGTATTTCCTGCTCCTAATGTTACTGGAAAGTTTTGCGAGTTAATATCACCAATTGTTACTGATGCATCTGCCTGTACCATAAAAGTAGCTGCAGGGTCATCAACAACAAATGCTTTAGGATTTCCTACTGCACTTGACGTATTGGCAGCATAAAAAGAACTAAAGGTTGGTTGTTTAGTTGTTGGGTCAATGTAGGAACAACCTTGAAAAACACCTATGATATAATCAGTAGTTGTTGCAATTGGTTGAATAAAACCATTATTCATAGTTACCACATCACCTTTAAATATATTAACAGTTAAAGTGTTTGCAATATTATACTCAGATGAACCTGTAGTATTATATCCTGAACCTAACTGTCTTAAAGGCTGTAACCCAAAGAGTCCTTTTGTTGTAGACATATATATTCTCCTTGTTATACATTATTAATTATCTTTGGAAGCGAGGCTCCCTTCCTCTTGTTGTAGAGGATTTGCTAGAATTAGTTATAGGCATCTTAGAATCAGAAGCTGCTTGAAGATTTTTCTCTACAGCCTGTTCCTGTGCTTTATGCTTATTCCTATAATATTCAGTCATAGCTTCAACTTTACCTTTTGGCATTTTTGCCAATGCTACGTCACCATTAGAAACTACACCTTTATAACGACCATCTTCTTTTGTAAAAGAAGAGTTAGATAATTCAGGTACTTCTTCAGGGGAAACGAAAGTCCACCCTACTCTTTGTTGTTTACCAACATTTTTATAATCGTCTTCTCCATCTAAAGATATTCTAATCCATCTTAATGCCATACCTTGACTATGAAATCTTTCAACTACATTTTCAGGTATGTCTAATGCACTTTGTTCTTCAAATGAATACGTTTCATTTTTTGAAGTTGCTTCTCTAGTTTCTTCAGTACGTGTTGCTTTTAATTTAGTTAATGCCATGTTATGAACTCCTTCGCATTGTTGATATTGTGGTATATTCTTCTTTGGTTTGTTCAACCTTTGCCTTTTCTTTGGCATACCTATCAAGTGGTATATTCCATTTATTAGCTAACCTAACATCTTCTTGGGTTAACTTAATTTTTTTAGAAGCAGGAGTGCGAGATGTTCCTGCAACCACTTGAGAAGGACTTGACGTAGCCTTCTGACGAACTTGTGACTCATCATTAAACTTTGTTGGAAATGTAGTTCTTATTCTTGAATCTACTTCTTTATAAAAGTCATCATCTGATGGGTCAAAACCTTCTTCTTTTAACTGAGTGTCTACAGCTAAAGCTGCTGCAGTCATTACTCTGTCTTTCCCAAACCATTCGTTAGCCTCTGCCCACTCAACTGCCTTAGGGTCATATTGTTGTTGAGGTTGTTGAGGTGTCTGTTGTAAGGGTTGTTGTTTAATTCTATTTTGGTAACTCTCGTAATCTTTCTCAAAACTTACCTTATTATTCTTAACTGTGTTTAAATTTATCTGAGCTTCATTTAATGCTTCTTGTGCTTTTAATAATTGATTCTTATCATCTTTTTCAAAAGCATCTAAATAATTTTGTTTAGCTAAACCTAATTGATTTTCTAAACTTTTTTCTTGAGACTCAATACTTGTTTTAGTTAAATCAAACTGAGAGTCATGAGTTGTTTTTAATCTTTCTTCTAACTCTTTTTGTTTAGTTAAAAGTTTTTGAACCTCTTCTTCTCGTTCTTTTTTTTGACGAACTAATTGTCTGATTCTTTTTTCAGCACGTTTACCTTCAATGCCTTCAGTTGCTTTTTCTTCTTCAGACTTTTGTTCAACTGGTTGAGTTTCTTCTTTAGCTTCTACTTCTACTTTTTCTTCAACTGGCTTTTCTTGTTCAACTTCAACTTCTTGTTTAACAACTTCTGCCATTTCTTTAGCTTTAGAATCTACTGAAGGTTTTTCAACCTCAAAATCTACTTTATCTTCTGTATCTTCTTTTTTTGAAGTATCTATTTTACTCCATGTTTCTTCTTCTTTAGACATATTATCTCCATTTGTTACGAACCAAACGATTACGTAAAGTTATAAAGTATTTATAATACTATACAACCCTATGAGATACAAGAGTTATTTTTTATTTAACATCTTTTCTAATTTTTTAGCTTGTGCTGCATGTGCCTTTGATGCTTTTTTTAATGCAGCAACTACACCTTTAACTGTTCTTTCATTCATTTTTTATTTTTACCATTATATAAATTATCAAATGTTTTATTAACATCCATATAATCATCATGACATTCAGCAGTATGTTTATATTGTGAAGGTATAAAATCTGGAGCACCTTCACCTGCTGACCACATTGCAGGACTTGTAACTCTAACTCTATTATTAGGTAAAGCTACCATTGCACCTTTATATGGTCCTGAAGTTAAATGTAATACATGAGATTGTTTATGTTGTGCAGGGTCATCTGCCACTGCATTCCCTGTAAAGTCTACAGTAAAATAATATTTACCAGTATAAAATTCTCCATTTACTTTACATAACCAAGGACTTGAACTAACTCTGTCCATAACAATCACACTATGATTATGACTTGGACAATCCCAAGGTTGAGCATAGTGTGTTTCCATAGGAGGTGTCCATTCATCTAAAGGTATATCACCTATTAAACCTGTGATTGGCATTCGTGCCCACATAGCACCACCATGTAAATTTTTTTCTTCAGCTTCACAACCTGTAAATACAACTTGGAAACTTAAACATCTATCAGGCATACAATTAACTGCAATTGCTAGTCCATGTAAATATTCCCCATGATATTTTTGATGACTATGAGTAAACTCCTTCCTTACCCAACACCTAAAAAAAGGTATGTTGGATATTAGTTCACTCATTTAGGACCTGAAATAATTCCACCTGCATTCATCATCTTAACTTTTTTACCACCAGCATATCCCATTTTAACTTTCTTGCCACCAGCATAACCCATTTTAGATTTCTTCATTATAACATTCCTTTCAAGTACATTATTTCTAAAGTTATTAAACCAAAACCAATAATTCCTAACACAACACCTATAATAATATTATGTCGTAACTTTTGCTTTCGTAGTTGTTCTTTAACTGCAGCAGCTTGACGTGCTCTTTCAGCAGCAATCTCACTTTGCAATCTATCCCATTGACCTGGAGAACCATAAAGAACAAACAGTTCTCTCATTTCATCACGAAGTCTTTTAGCTTCTTCGTTTCTAAAATGAGCATCAATAGCATTTTGCTCAACACCAGTTAATTTTCCAAACATTCCTGGTTTATGATTAGCAACTACTTGTAGACTAGCTTCAGCTTTTGCCCACTTAGAAACTGCACCACCCATTGAAGTTAAATCTTTACCAACTTTTATAGCAGTAGAAATACTACTACTAGCAGCTTTTAAGGCTGCAAAGGCTGTAAATGGGTCTATCATTATGTTTTCCTTCTTGTTTTTTGTTTCCTCCCACTTGCACTAATAGGGTACTTTATGGAAGTTGGTTTAGGTCCAGCATTACTTTTATTTCTTTTTCTTTTAACTGCAGATGACTTTTGTGAAGCAGTCATTTTATTTGCAACTGCCTTAGGTCTACAGACTGGATATTTTCTTTTTGAAGACTTAGCAGATTTTCTGCCACATGGTTTACCTGTAGATATATCTACCCAATCTTCTTTAAACCATTTTTTAAGTCCACCTTTTTTAGCCATTCTTTTTTTCTTCTTTTAATTTATATTTATCTGGAACTTTACCATAACCTACAGTTCTATCCCATTGTCTTTGTGTATATTTATTCATCATCTTTTAACTTAGGTCTTTTTCTAAATTTAAGCATACTTGGTTTTTTTCTTTCTAGTAGGAATAATTGCACCACAACCCCTAGCAACTTTACCTTGTGGTTTACCCACCTTTTTACCAACAACCATTTTTTTTGCAGAGCCTTTCCAATCTTTTTTCTTTTTTCCACTAGGGTCTTTAATTTTTCCTGCACAGATTTTAGAAGCATACGCATTTGCATACGCACTTGGATAAACTTTAAATTTACGTTTCGCAGCATTTTTCCCCCTTGCACATAGTTTAGTCATTATTTTTTACCTTTTTATATCCCCAACGATTTTCAGATAAATCCCATAAACCTTTCATAGCTTCAGGAATTTTTATAAAATATGTGTTAGAGAACTTTATTATTTTTTTAGTTAATAACATAATACTACTCCTTTAAAAATATTTATTCATTACATTAATTAAATCTTCGTACTTCGCCACTTCTTCAAGTTCTTTTTCAACTTCAGTAAGTATGTCACCATGTTGAGCTATACCCATAGGATTATTTAATAACACTTCAACATTTGCAACATGTTTTTTAACATGACCATCTGCATGAGACAGAAAGGCTTGTTTTAATTTTTCTTTCATATTAATTAGATAGATTATAAGTTGTATCTAAATCTTTAGGATTTTGTACTCTCATAATTATTTGGTCATCAAATAATAATATAAGTCTTACTCCTTTATATAAAAGTTTTTGACCTGTGTGTTTACCATAACATACATGGTCACCTATTTTACACCAAGGTCCATTAGGAAATTTATCATTATCTTTATATGCTATATCTCCTATCTTTAATACTCTACCTACTGTTGTTAAATAAGCAATATCACTCTTAACAGATTCAGGTAGCATAATACCACCTTTAGTTTTATCTTTTATTGAAACAGGGCGAACCAGTACATGGTAACCTGGTAACTCTGGTAATATTGTAGGGTCAGGTAATTCATCTTTGTTAGTCCATTTATCATTTTTAATTGCTTGTGGCATTTTAATCGTCTGCATCATCATCTCCATTTATCATGTTAGTATATATTGTTTTAATAAGTTCTTTAGATTTTTTTAAACCTACTATTGAACCTACCATTTGTTTATATTGGGCATAATCCTCACAGACTCCATCCCCTAACATTACTTGAATCTGACTTATTTCTTTATCTATTTCATGTCCAATTTCTTTTAGAATATTGTCCATAAATAATTTAACCTTTTACTTTACTACCACCTGCTGGTTGATAAGCATAGCCTGGGTCTTGTCTCTTAACAGCTTTCTTTGCTCTAATAGAAAAGTTTTCAGTTGTTAATTTACTTGAGTCTCCAAAAGTATCTGGTCCTGGACCACTTATAATTGGTTTATTATTCATATTAGTTTTCTCCTTTTATTTCTTCTTGAGCTAACTTCCCAAGAGTTTTTATTGTTGTTTCTGCAATTTTAGATTGTCTATTTTTTTCGTTCTCTGTTCTCTTAATTGCTATTGAAGCACCTTCTTTAAGTGCTTTAATACCTTGGTCTTCTTCTTTAAGAGTTAGTTCACGTTGTTTAACAGATAAACTAGCAGCTTCTTGTAGTGCATCAAGACCTAATTTTTCTTCTTCAATTTTAAGTCTTTGTTTCTCAAGCTCAACCATTTGTTGTTCTGGGGATTGAGGTACACCCATTGCTTGGTTAGCTTGTGAAATTTGTTGAGCAGCTTGTGCTTGTACTTGTTGTAAGGTTGCAGGGTCAGTTGCAACTCCTGATACCATTCCATTTACCATTCCATTCATTTCTTCTTGATATTTCATAATCATATGTTCTTTTATATTTGATTCAAGAACTGGTTTAACTTTTTCCATAATTGGACTACCTCCATTCATAGGGTCAGACATATATGCAGTCTTAACTGTAATATGTGCCATATGATTTTGTCCTGGAAAAGCTGCAATAGGTACACCTTTTACTGCATTTTGTATATCTGATACAGGGTCAAGTGCCTGTGGTCGTTGTTGTGGTGGCAATATCATATCTAAGTTAGGCATATTAGCAGCTTCTAAAATAGTTCTATGGAGTGCTTGTATATTGTAGCTTCCTGGGGGTGCTTGACTAGCGAGTTGTAATGCCAACTGTGAAAGCATTAATCTATGTGCACTAGATGGTATGTTTGGGTCGCTGACAGGAATTACGTCAACCTTACCATCAAAGTCCTGTTTAAATATTGTAGGACTTCCACCAGGAACTTCATATGGATATTGGTCAGGTAAGGATTCAAAATTAATCCTTGCCAATATCTTAAACTCTTCTTTCTGAGAGTTATGTATTCTTTTATGTATGGCACTAAAAAATTTACTAGATGCTTCTAGTAATGCCATAGTTGTACCTACTGGTCCATAATTAGTTGAATCACTAATAACTTTTTCAGTAGAGTCTGCAAACTTTTGTCCAGCTCCAGCAATAAAACCTAACATCTGAAATAATGTATTAGAAGGTTCTTTATAAGGTAATGGAACAATGGCTCTATTTAAATCAATACCAGTAGATTCTACATCTCTAAATTCACCAGGAGCTAATGGTTCATTATCACCAACTACCTTTACACCTTTAGCTTTAAATCCTGCAGGTAATGTTGCAAACTGACCAGAGTCAACTAAGTTTCTCATAGCTGCAGTTGCAGTCATAGTTAGATTACCTAAGAAATGTATAAGACCTAAACCATAAAAACCAAAACCAGGTACAAACTTATAATGAGTAAAGAACATCTTCTTTTGTTTTTTTGGGTCATCTTCATTATAGTTTCTTCTTATAGATAAAACTTTTCTTGATTGTTCTTCAACTGTAACAATATAAGGTAAAGCAATTCCTTCTTCATCACCATAAGGTTCAGGTAAATCTAAATAACAATGTTGCTCTAATAAAGTATATTGAGGGTCAGTATCTTCAGGAACTGACGTACCCATTATCTCGTCAACTTTCATTGACATACTTGTAGGGTCAACTGAAGTTGCTTCAGGTAATTCTAAATCTTCATAGACTCCTGCTGCAATATCTTTTGCTAAATCATTTGGGTTTCTTAAAATAACATGTGTATATCTATCAGCTTTTCTTAAGTCTGATGCATGATAAGAAACATAGAACTGGTCAACAGGTACAAACTCTGAACAAGGTCTATCTATAGATGCATCATAATAAATCTTTTTAAATGCTGAACCTATAATAGGTAGATGAAATAACATTCTTTCAAACTCATGAAAGTATTCAGGCATAACATCAGTTATCTGATAATTCATAAACTGTTTAACACGTTCTGCTTGTTGCTGTTTATCTGCTGTTTCTACTCCAATTATTTGAGATTTAACAGGACCACCTGGTGGAAATAATTCTTGTGATGCTTTAGATTGAAACTTCACTGCTGACTCTATTAAGAGTGGGTGAACTGCAGTACATGCACCTTCAAAGGGTTCTGAAGTTTCTTTTAGTTTTAAACCTAGTAAATCAAATCCTCTTTCAAATGTTTGTTCCCATTCTCCTCTTGAAGATTTATCTGCTGTATATTTTTCAATAACTTCACTTGCTATATCATCTAACTCTGTTTCATCTAAGAAAGGTACTAAGTTATCATAATGTCCACCTTCCATTTCTTCTTCAGACATCATAGCAGGTTTACCTGTAAGGTCTACTACTGCTGAACCATCATCCATCATCATAACACTTTCAGGATTCGTAGCTACATCTTGTTCTTCTATTTCAATATTGTCCTGTGTAATCTCTTCCATATCAGGAATAGGTTCAAAGGGATTTTTTTCAGTTGCCATATTACTCTTTCACAGTTGTTAATGGTTAATATTATACACTTAAAATTTCCAGTATGCAACTCTTTTTTTTCTTTCATACCCTTCATCATAATCAGGGTCATCTGGATGAGTTAAATTCCAAGACTCTTTCATGTAATGTATTGCCATTGTCATTGCATCTACTTGGTCATCATGTCTTCCATTAGGAAACATTATTGCTTCACTAAATAAATCATCACTCCATTCTTTGCCTTTTGGCAACCAGACTCTCCCTGCTTCCATTAATGGGGTTGCTGCATATACTCTTGCAGTCTTATCTCTATCAGGTATATAATCCAAAACAGGCAGACCTGCTCTTCGCATGTCCTGGATTAGTGATTGTCCACTTGCCTTCTTTTCTATAATACATACATCAGGTTTATGATAATCATAGAGTTCTTGTGCTTTCATTCTTAATGTAGGATAATCAAATCTTCCTCGTTCATTTCCTAATAAAATTAAATTAGATACCCATCTTTCAACACCATTAGAATCTGTTTCTATATCTTCAAAGATTCCCCAAGTTTGTATTACACTAAAGTCAGCAGTTGTCTTTGTTGAGAATGCAGTATCATATGTTTGTATAATATAATTACATTCAGGTGGTTCATCATAATCCCACCATTCAATCCATTTCTTTTTTATAAGACCACCTTCATCAGGTACAGGATTTTGCATATATAATGATTCCCAATAACGTGAACCATTACTTGCTTTTATTTCTTCTTCATCATTCTTTAAAACTTCTTTTGATTTCCATTCAGGAAAGTACGAAGACCCTACAGGTAACTTTAATAACTTACTTGTATCTTCATCTACCCAAGCAGGTATTTTTATAACTTCCCATTTGTTTTCTAATTCAACTTGTGATTCTTGTCTTAACAGCCAACCACATAAATCATCTTCATGATAACGAGTATTAATAATAACTATTGAACCATTAGGCATAATACGAGTTCTTAATCCTGAGGGGTACCACTCTTTTACATATCTTCTACCTGTTGCAGAGAATGAATCTTCTTCAGACATTACGTCATCTAAGATTGCTATATGTGCACCACGACCAGCTATCTGACTTCTAACACCTGCAGCATAATAAGTTCCACCTTCATTTGTTTTCCATTTACCTGCTGCTCTTACATCACTTCTTAAACTTACACTAGGAAAAACATTATTAAATAAATCAAAGTTAACTAAATCTCTTACTGACCTACCAAAGTCTGAAGCCAGTTGGTCAGAGTGTGAGACACACAGTATTTCATGTTGTGGATGTCTACCTACATACCATGCAGGAAATAATTTAGAACAGATTACTGACTTAGAAGAACGTGGAGGTAAGAAGACCATCAGTCTTTTTATTTCACCACTCTCAACCTTTTGTAATTTATCAGAGATAACTTGTATATGTTTACCCATTACCCAATCAGGTACAAGAGTAGGAGCAAATAAACCTACAAAATGTAGGAAGCTATCTTTAGATTGTTGTACTGCTCTTTGAAAGTATAACTCTCTAAGTTTAATTAAATTTTCACTTATCACTTTTTTTGATAACTTTCTTCACCCTCTTCGTTACGAACCAATTCAGAAGACCACATAACAACTGGACTTTTATACTGTTTAGGTTTAATTTGTTTATTATAGTATTTATTGTGGTAGTGATTATATGCCATTTAAAATTCACTGTCTTCCCAATCTTCTTCATCTTCTTCAATAATAATTTTAGGTTTAATTTTAGGAAGTAAAGGTTGAACATTAGTTACATACCAAGTAGCAGGACAACCTCTACAAAATGTATTCCAAACTGCCATACTAAATATATATATAAGCCAACTAAATAATATACCTACCATTATATAAAATAGATATAAATTAATTTTAGTTATTACCACTTTCAAGTTTAACAACATTTTCGTAATGCTTAATCTCTCTTTCTAATTCTTCAGGAGATTTGTTAGTTACCTCTTGTTTAATTTCTTGTCGTTCAATTAACATACCCATGTGCTTACCAATAAACTCCATTGCTCTATTAGAGTTTGTTAAATCATTTTCTTCCATACCTCTGTCATAAACTTTCATAAACTTCTTTACAACTTCATTAATATTAAGACCTACATCTTTTATTGCATCTTCTCTAATCTGATTACATCTTTCTTCAATCTTATCATTCTTTAAAAGTCTTTTACTTTCTGCACGAGTATCTGCCTCAGTCCTACAGTCTTTATATCCTGCTGCTTTCCATGCAGTTAAGGTGTCACCTGTTGCAATGTACTCCAAACAAAACTTTTCCTGCATAGGAGACAACCCACTAGGTAAAGTATTTTTTGCAAAAGAGTTATATTTCTTCTGTGCTCTTTGGAGCATCTCAACTTTTTGTCCTTCAGGTAATTTCTTAGCTTTTTTCTCAGCCATATTTAGTTTCCTTTCTTCACATCTTCGCATATACTCACGTCTCATCTCAATTAAGTCCCTACCTGCATTAGGTTTCTTACGATATGATGCTAATTCTTTTATAAGGTCACGTAAACCTCTATCATCTAAGTGAGCATATAGAAGATGTTTATCTTTTTTCATAGTTTGTATTATAACATAGTTTAAATTATAAACAAATTAAAAAATAACTTGCCAGAATTAAAAAAGTATGCTATACTTCTACTAAGTTTTCCAGGGTTAAAGGTAACCCCTGAGGAGACAAAATAAAAGTATCACTAGAATATGTGATACATAGTCTATATAACTCTATTGCATCTCTCGTGCTCAATATTGTATAGACTATTCTGAAACTCCCCCCATAATTCTTTAGAACTCCCCCCATATATGTAGTAGTTGCTGCTGTTATTGGCTACTACCTATTGTACACCACTAATTGTGTAGTACATTATGGTTTTATTTGGTATTTTTTTGGGGGTACCCTTTTTTATATATATAAGAGGTGGCTAGTTTTTCCTGTCCCCCTCATCAATACCATTGATATGCCTAATTTTTGTGCAGTTGCCTAATTTTTGTGCAGGTTTCGTGTGTGTGAGTGCATATATGTGCGAGTATGTGTGCGAATATGCCTAATATGTGTGCATATGTGTGCCTAATATGTGTGCAGGTCTGTGATATGTCTATGCGAATGCATGTAACGAAGTTTTGAAGTCTAATTTATATAATAAATTCAATGCAGTTGACAAAGTCCCAAACCTTTAGTAGTATACAAAAATATATATAATAATACTTATGTATTATATATATTTTTGTTATATACTACTTAGACAACAACCAACTGTGAAAGGAAAAATATGTTAGATTTTATGTTTCAATCTAAACTTTGTTTAAAAATCTCTGCAATTAGTGGAGTCTTAAGTTTCTTAAGTCTTGTTTTACTTTGCTTTGCACCAAGTCTTGGTGTAACACCAGACATCATGGCAATAGGCTTTATTGGTTATGGATTATTATCCATAGTTTATTTTGCTTTAGCAAATATCATAGAATATGATAATAGCTGGAAATAACAACTTATTATATATAACTACTACTTACTTCTTTTGGAAGTAGTAGTGATATATTACAACAACTTACAGAAAGGACTTAACATGACACATAAAATTGTTTTACAAACAACATTGCCAGATGGCTTTGATGAAAGACTAGAAGTTATCCAAAAAGATTTGGAACATATAGATAAATTAACCAACGAAGTTGGTGAAAGACTTGAGAAATTTGGTTGGGAATTGGAAGATTACTACAAAGATTTGTATAAACAAACAAATCATGAAATACAAAGCAAGGCTTATGAGCTTTCTAATAGTGATTTCGCATCAAATATTAAAAAGATAAGGATTGAACATGCTGAATAATAACAAAAAACCTAAAGGTTTTGTCATTTATCAAGGTAAATCCTTGATAGATGGCAAGTCAATAAGTGTGGTATATTTACCACAAAGTTTGAACAAAAAGACTGGTAACATGGCACAAACCTATATCATACGAAGTGATATAGACCCAAGACTTGCCAGTAAAACTGGCGAGGACTACTCAATTTGTGGTAGTTGTAAGCATAGAGGTTCAGTTACTACTGAACCAGATAGAAAACAAGCTAAAGGCAGAACTTGCTATGTCAATCTAGCCCAAGGTGTTTTAATTGTTTATAAACAATTAATGAAAGGTGCTTATCCAGTGGTTAACAACCACAAAGACATACAAAGTTTAGGCGATAATCAAGTCGTAAGACTTGGTACTTATGGTGACCCTAGTGCAGTACCTAGCTACATCTGGGATAGTTTACTATCCAAAGCTAAGAAACATACAAGCTATACACATCAATCTCACAACAGTAGTTGTGATGTAAGAAGTGATATCAGCATGATGAGTGCAGACTCTTACGAAGAGTCAAAGAAATTCTGGTCTAAAGGACTACGAACCTTTAGAGTTATGCAGAAAGACGAAGTGCTTGACAAGACAAAAGAAGTGCTTTGCCCTGCCTCTAAAGAGGCTGGAAGACGAGCTACATGTGAAACTTGTGTTCTTTGTAGTGGTTCAAATCTCAATGCGAAAAGTGTTGCGATTTACCAACATTAATAAAAAATATATATTATTACTTGTGTAATATATATTTATTTATTATATTAAACATTAACCACCATGAAAGGATAATAACATGGCAACTGACAACTTAATTTTGCGAGTAGCAAAAAATAAAATCTACTCAGAAACACCATTAATTACAACGAATGATAATGGCAATATAGTTTTTACCTATGGTAAACTTAAAGTAACTTGCTCACCCTTTGACATGTCAGCATCATCAACTCATAAGATGATTGCAGATATACAAGGGACTGAGATTCTTGTGCAAGATAGTTGTTCTAATGCTCAAGAAGTATTAGTGCAAACTCAAGGCAAGAAAGTTATTGATGAAGTTAGAGTCAATGATAAACTTTCATTGAGACAATTAGTAGACAAGTTTACTGGTTTCTTTGGTTTCTTTACCAATAAAGACTTTACGAAAGTAAGGCTTGATGTTCAAAGTTAGTCACTCTGAAGAGTCTTAAAGATAGACGAAACATGTTGCATGATTCCTTCCTTTCATGTAGCATGTCAGTGACAGTAAAAAAAATATATATAATAATACTTATGTATTATATATATTTTATTTTAACGAAATCATAGGAGATATTATGATATACAAACACATACAGTTGACAAGTAGTCAACACAAACATTTGAAGGCTCTTGTTTACAAAGGACTTCCAATGGAAACTATTACTTCTAAACAATTCAAAGGTTCACCTTTGGAAAAACTTTTGGAGGTAATAGAATAATGAGAGTTAAAGTTTACTACAACCTACATAAGAACTGTTATTCTATTGTTTCTCTTGAGAAAGAGAACTATGGCAAAGTAATTAAACACAGTAACTGTGTGCCATTACTTAATGCACAGTTTAAAGTGTCAGAGAAAGGCAGACAAAGAGTGTTGCGAGAAAAGAAAAAGAATGTACATGCCTATGTTGTAGGCACTTGGGAGAGTGAGTTTGAACCTAACTTTCCTATCAAGGTAGCTACTTATAATCCTTATAAGTACAGTAGCTTTGTTGATGCAACCTCTAGGAAACCATTAGCTAAAGCTAAACAAGTTCTACTTTCAAAAAGACATTTTGTTGGTAGGGTAACAAGCCAGATATATTATGTGGCATAACAAAAAGAAAGGAGTTTGACTATGTCAAATCAACATTTAAAAATGCAAGAAAAAATATACTCTGAAATAGATTTCAGAATTGAAGAGGAGTATCAAAAGGTTATGTGTAATGCCTTATATTGGAATGACACATTAAAAAAATCTGAGAGGATTACAAAGTTTAACTTTGAAGAAGTCGCAGAAGATAATACTTTTTTAGACCACCACTTTGAGTCTATACATCAAAAGATTTGGCACAGGTTTAGCATTGACTTAACTATGGAAGAGTCAGAACAACTAAATGAATATGTGCTAGATAAACTCTATGAGTTATTGGAAGAAGATATCCAAGAGCATAGGCAAGAGCAGAGACAAGATAACGAACCATATAATTGGTACTAAAAAAATAATATATAATAATACTTGTGTATTATATATTATTTATTTTACATTAACACAAGAGAAAGGAAAATGTCATGGATAAAAGACTTATAGCTAGTGCTTGGGCAGATTTTAGTTGGAAAGTAATCCAACACATAGAGTGTCCAGTGCATAAACACAAGTTGACCAAAGATTGGGAAAACTTTGCAGAAAAAATGCAAGAACTTAGTAATTAATAACACGAAAGGAGTTGCAACATGCAACAAATACACGAATATATTGAGTCACTTATGGCTCAAGGCAAAGCTGACCCTAAGATTAGGGGTTGGTCTATGCAAGACCTTATCACCCAAGTAAGTGGTGCATTTGGTGAACAAGCAAAACCTATTGCTAGGCAATACATACTTAACAAGTGTGGCTACAGTGATGAGTAGACTTGTAATATGTAGCACTCAGGACTTACACCCTGATGCTTGTAAAGAACTATCCAATATAGTGTTGGATAGTTTTAACAAACAACTAAATAAATATTTTGATAAAGAAAGGACTAAAAAATATGGCAAAAAATAAATTTGGTAAGACTGTTAAAGTTGATAAACCTTATGCAACTTTTCATGACCCAAGAACTGATTGGACTTGGGCAATACTTAAAACCTATCAGTCAAAAGAGGGTGAGAATAAGAACCAATACTCAAGATGGTACACTGCCTGTAGCTCACCTTTCACCTATGGTTCATGGGAGTATGGTGACACCTATGTAAAAGATATAGTCAGCAATGGGCAAATAGTCTCAGCGACTGATGAGTGGCTAGAAGAGTATTATGATACGACCTCAATAGAAAAAGCCAGAGAAAAGTTTTATATGAGGAGGTATGGCTCATGAACATAGAGAATGTGTACCTCTTACGAAGAACTAAACAACTTGAAAAAGAAAGGAAAAAGAAAATGCAGATGTTATTTATAAAAGTGTTTGCAATACTTGGAACAGTATGTTATGCATTATATTATTCAAAACAAATATTAGGAGTTTAATTATGAACTTAACATTTTATAATGAAGACGAGGCAAATGCCTTTGAAATAACTATACGAGGGGTGAATGCACTCCTATCAACTGAGGGAATGTGTGTGCAGTATGAATGCATAAGTAATAACAATCCCATTATGTATAGATTAAAAACAATTTCAATAGGTAGATTAGCAAAATATAAACTTAAGGAGTAACGAATGACTATAACAATCAACATAAAAAATAATAAGTCCAATTACAAATCTCACTCGTTAAGAGATATAAAAAAAGTAGCAACCTTGATTAAAGGTATGTCTGTAGTTGACTTACACATACTAGCCAATATACTTATTGACAATGAAAATAAGTATGGTAATTATAATGGACAAGGATTATTCCAAGCCATGAAAAACAAACACCCAGAACTATGGGACAGATACAAAGGAGTGTGAAACAATGGGTAAATATTTAAAGACACCAATAGATATTGATATGACTAATCAATTCGCAAGTGAAGTTTTAAGATTGGATTTTGATAATCCAACCTTGAAAAAATGGTATGACACTGAGGGTTATGAGGGTTCAGAGTTACGAAAATACTTAACAGAGAAATGTAATGTAAAGTTTCACCAAGAAAAGTATGGTGAGTACACTATGTTTCCACTACATCCAAAGGAGAAAGACTAATGAAAAAATATGTTGTAACAACCTATGCTAATGCTGAATGGCAATGCATAGTAGAAGTTGATGATGATTCTTCTATAGAAGAAGTTGAAGAAAAAGTTTGGGCAGGGGACTATGAAGAATTAAACAATGGTGACCCTACCAATATTCAAGATGAACAAATAGAATCTATGGTTGAACAACCTGACGAGGTAATTAATAAACTTAAAAAAGATTGGAGTAAAAATGAATAGCCAAAAATTTATATTGACTAACACAGACACTGGTTCAAGAAAATCTGTGACTGAAAACTATCTACTTGAAATGGGGGTAGACGAGTTTATTGTTGAAGAAATATATGAGACAGACGAGTTAACATTTATGTTTGACTTAGAAGAATATAAACTTGAGAACCCTAGAAACTTTGACACCTATAGAAAGATGAAGGATTGCTAATGAGTGATAATATATACGATATTAAAAGTAAAAAGAAATTTAAAGATACTAATGTGCATGTTGAAGAGCAACTTGAATGGGTAGTTACTGAGCTTGAGAAGGTAGTTAGCAAAGCTTTGCAGAAAAAGTTTAGTCCTTTGACAGTGGCAACTGCCTTGTCAGAAGTAGCTACTGATATGAGCTATGACTTTGCACCTAACCCTAACCAAGCAATGCTTGTGCTTATGTCTGCCATACAAAGCAGACTTGAGTTTGAGGTTGAAGAGGAGATGAGAGATGAATGAAAAAGAATTTATTAAATGGTTAGATGAAAATGCACCAGTTGATTATGAAGAAGTTGAACACTTCAGTGATGAAGCAGGTGCATCAATATGGATTAGGTTTGATTTAGACAAGGAGGATGATGATGAGTAAAAAGAAATGGGTATATTTATATGGAGATGAATGTCTTGAAATTTGGGAACATTTTGGATTTGATAATCCAAACCCTAATGATAGATTAAAATTAAAACTTTTAGACTATGAAGGATATAATGAAGATGAGTAAACCTATAATAAAAAAAGAAAGGAGTGAGTGATGGGTGAGTATGAATGTGTTAACTGTAACGAGATATTTCACAAAGATGAACCACCTTATGATGAACACAATCTATGTGAACTTTGTAGAAAGGAGATAACTGATGACTAAAGATTTATTTGATTCACAGATATGTGTGGAGTGTGGTGAACCTTGCCACTTTGGTAGTGGTAGGTTTGTTAATAGATACCCTCGTGATGTTGAAGGGTGGGTATGTGGTTTCTGTTCAGAGGAAATAGATGCAATGATTGAGGAGATGAAAGATGAGTAAAGTAAAAGATGAGATAAAAGAATTAGGCTTTCACGATAGCTATTACTCTGAAGGATTTAAAGAGGGGATACCTGTTATTAATTCTTTATTAAAAAAACATGGACTAAAAATACATACAAGGTTTATAGATGCTATCTCAGAACCTGAGTATAGGTGGCATATAAAAATAGAAAGGAGTGAGTGATGCCAATATTAGTACAATATAGAATCATTGATGGTTTCAATGAGTATTATGACTATCTTATACATCAAGATGATACTGATGTGAGAGATAAGAAAGAACTAATCAGAGATATATTTCCTGATTCCATAGAAGATGGCAATGGTGGTGAGCAAGATGACTATAGAGATATTAGTGTTGTGTCTACTAAAAGCATAAGTATAAAACAAGCAGAGTTTTTGTACGAATGTTTTATAGCTTTTCCCTTTGGAGGTGATGGATGGCTACACGAACTTGCAATAAAAGAAAGGAGAGATAGATGAAAGTATTAATTACAATGAAAGAGTTTGATGAATGGTTAGGGTCATGTCCAGTACCTTATACTACTTCCTGCTCTAATGATGGACTTACTGAATTATATGAATTTGATACATCAAAACTTAAAGATGTAGTGAAGGAGAATGAGTAATGAAAATATGGGATGACTATGATGACTGTATCATAGGTGTAGGTACACGAAGTGGTATGCTGAGTGTATTTATCTATGACAAACAGAAAATGATAACCAAGTTGGTTAAAAGAGATGGTATGTCTTATGAAGAAGCACTTGAGTTTATAGATTTTAATATTGAAGGTGCATATATAGGTGAAGACACACCTATACTTGTCAATCTTTTGACACCAGAGGAGATTAAAGATTACTTTGAAGAGTAATGTTGTAATAATACAACATAATACTGTCAGTAATTTGACTATGGTTGAATAAGTTTGACATGATTTATAGAAAACTGTATAATTTTCTTATATTTAACAAGGAGGTAACAAAAAGATGATACCCAAAGAGACTTATGAAAAAGAAATACAAATGTTAACTGAACAATTATATAATTCTTATAAGAAATTAAAAGAATTAAGAAAGGAAAATGATGAGCTTAAGGAAAAATTACAACGACAATAGTTTCTTTAATGATTTAGAACTAGAATGTCCTACAAGTCATGATGTAGTTTTACAAGAAGGATTTTTGTCTACACTTATAGCATTTAGAATGGAGTATAATAAACCTATGACTATTACTTCAGCATGTCGTTCACAAGAACACAATGATTGGTTGAGGTCTCGTGGTTATCCTGCGAGTGCTAACTCATTCCATAAAATAGGTAATACAAAATACAACACAGATACATGTGCAGTTGATGTCGCATGTTCAGATGGTGTATCTCGCAAGGACTTAGTTGAACTTGCCTTGAAACGAGGGTGGTCTGTTGGTGTGGCTAAGACATTCATACACATAGATAGGCGAAGTGACTACACAGAACTCCCCCAAGTTCTGTATGTATATTAATCTTAAACAGAAAGAAAATAATTATGATTGAAAGTTTGGTAATAGGTTTTGTATTTAATCTTTACTCGTTAAACAATGCAGACTTCTTCCATCAACGAGCTAGTAATAACAAGACTATGAATTGTAAGTGGGAATATGTAGGTAAGTCTACACCCAACCCAGTTAATCCTAGTCTTACATTACTAGGTAATGTTTACTATAAACAAAAATGTATAACAAAGGAGAATAGATAATGCTAAATGAATTTATAATACTTATGCTATTGAATACACCCATAGGAGAGAAGGAAGTTTATGTTGGTAAAATTCCTGACTGTTCTTATAGTCAATCTGTATTTGAAAGATATAAACAAAAAGAAAAAAATGCAACAGGTTATATATGTATTACTAATGAAGTATGGAAACATAGAAAACCTTATCTCAAAGAGTTAACACCTACCCAAGCAAAGAAGGTAGAAGAAATCAGAGAGGTGCTACCAGATATAAAACCAAAACCTCTTGTGCCTTTGAAGAAACGAGAAGATATTAAATGGGACTACAACTATCAGTACCAACCTAATTGTGGTAGTGGTTTTAAGAAGGAGTATAGATGAACAAGATAGACTTAGTAAATAATCCACCTCATTATAATAAACATGGGGTGGAATGTATAGATGCCATACAAGCATCAATGACTGAAGAAGAATTTAAAGGTTACTTAAAAGGTAACAACTTAAAATATTTGTGGCGATACAATTACAAGGGTAAACCTTTGGAAGATTTGCAAAAAGCAAAATGGTATCTTGACAAATTAATTGAAGTAGTTCATAATGCAGAACTAAAAAGAAAACAATTAATCATGAAAGGATTTAAAGAGGGTGCACATGACTATGAAATATAAAACTTATGACGAATTACCTACATCTATTACTGATTTTGTTTTAACTGCAAGTGGGGAAAGCAACATTAAGTCTCTTAGCCTACATGATATTAATACTTTTATAGAAGGAATAGAAGACTATGGACAAAGACCAGAAGGAAAAACTAACGACTGACTTCTACAAACAAGTTCTTCTCTTGTTAAGAGATAATGATGAGCCAGAAACATTATATGTAATGGCAAGAGTCTTATCTTTATTAGCAATAACAAAAGCTGAAGAACAAATATATGGGTACTTAACAATACAGAATGCATTGAATGATGCTATGCAAGAACTTATTGAAATAGACTTAGAGAAACAGGGTAAGTTACCATCTGAAGAAGAAGAGTTTCACGATAAGTTTAGTAAGCTAACAAACAAAAAAAATAAAACAACATTACATTAGGGGTTAATATGATACAGAATGAAAGTCAATTTGTTAAGCATGAGAACTGTCCAAAGTGTGGCAGTAAAAATAACTTAGGTAGATACAGTGATGGACATGCTTATTGTTTCACACCTGACTGTGGTTACCACGAGAAAGGAGAAGGAGAAGTGATACCAATGACAAACACCTACAATAATACATACAGTAGTTTATTTACTGGACAGACTACATCTTTGAGAGATAGAAATATATCTCAAGATACTGCTAGTAAATATGGTGTGACTACCATTACTAACAATGGTATGGTTACAAAACATATCTATCCTTTTTATGATAGCACTAGAAAACATGTAGCTAATAAGATAAGAACCTTACCCAAAGAGTTTACTGCTCAAGGTAACTTTGGTTCAGCACAATTGTTTGGACAACATTTATTTCCTGAAGGTTCATGTAAGTATCTTACTATATGTGAAGGAGAATGTGATGCCTTATCTGCCTACGAAATGATGGGTTCTAAATGGGCAAGTGTTTCCATTAAGAATGGAGTAGCTTCAGCAGTTAGAGATTGTAAACATAACTTTGAATACCTGAATAGCTTTGAGAATATAGTTATCTGTTTTGATAATGATGAGATAGGTAGGGCAACAGCTAGTAAAGTTGCACAATTATTTTCACCTAACAAATGTAAGGTTGTTAACCTTGATTTGAAAGATGCTAATGAGTATCTAAAGACTGGCAAGAGAGAACACTTCATGAGAAACTGGTGGAATGCTAAGTCATTTACTCCTGCAGGTATTGTTACCTTTGATGATATACAAGATACTTTGTGGGATGAGAAAGAAGTACACTCTATTTCATATCCATATGAAGGACTCAATAAAAAACTTTATGGTATGAGAGTGGGAGAACTTGTTACTCTTACATCAGGTACTGGTATGGGTAAGTCTTCTCTACTTAGAGAATTAGTTTATCATATCTGGAAGAATACTGAGGACAGTATTGGTCTGATGTTTCTTGAAGAAGAACACAAGAGAACTTTCAGAGGACTCGTAGGTATACATGTTAACAAACAGTTACATAAACCTGAGGAGTGGAAGAAACAATCTAAAGAAGATTTACATAAATGGTCTGCAGAAATGAAGGGTAATAGGTTAGTTATCTATGACCACTTTGGTTCTATGGAAGATGATGATGTCATCAATCGTATACGATACATGGCTAAAGGTTGTGATTGTAAGTGGATTGTCCTTGACCATTTAAGTTTGATTATCTCAGGCAGAGATGATGGCAATGAAAGAAAAGCTATTGACATGCTGATGACTAAGCTCAGAAGTTTATGTTCAGAAGTTAAGATTGGTATCATACTTGCCTGTCACTTACGAAGACTTGATAATGATAAAGGTCATGAAGAAGGTAAGCAGGTATCTCTCTCACATCTTAGAGGTTCACATTCAATCGCACAACTTAGTGATGCAGTGATTGGTATGGAAAGAAACCAACAAGATGATGATGAGATAGCCAGTAATACTTCAACTATTAGAGTCTTAAAAAATAGATATGCAGGTACAACTGGTGTAGCTTCTTATTTATTATGGTCAGATGATAATGGTAGAATGACTGAGATTGAAAACCCTTTTAAGGAGAAAGTCT